TATACAGTATCAGGAGTTCCTGATGCATCCGCATACACAGGGCACATGGTTTATGTGTCAAATGAAACAGGCGGTCCAGTAATGGCATTTAGCGATGGCACTAACTGGAGAAGAATAACAGACAGAACAGTCATAAGTTAGTAGGAGAACATAAATGGCAGAAGATAAAGCAGAAGTAAGCATGTCTCGAAAAGAGTACGATGCATTAAAGGCCCAGGCGGCAGGCGGCAAAGGAGCACCTGCAGGTGATGGACCTCAATTCGATGATCGCGGATTTAAAACAATAGAAGGAATGGAAGACATTGACACTAATGGAGATGGCCATATCTCTAAAATGGAAATGGACATGCATTTAGAATTTAAAAGAAAAGAACTAGAAGACGCAGATGCAATGCGTGACGCACAAAGAAAAATGGCGTGGTTCTCATTAGGCGGTATGTTACTATATCCTGCCGCAGTAGTTACAGCCAGTTTGTCAGGACTCAGTGAAGCACAGGCAACATTAGGGGATATGGCACCAACATACTTTGTAGCAGTTGCAGGTATTGTAGCCGCGTTCTTTGGTGCTCAAGCATTTACTAAAGGTAAGTAGTAGTAATGGTAGATAAAATAAGAAAACATTTCGTTAGGATAGTCACAGATAAGGATATATCACGTGACGACATTGTCGATTTCTTTGACATAGTTCAAAGTGTGGTTCCTACAAAAGTGTTCTCGTCATATGATGGTAGTGGTAATAAAGTTAAAGCAGAAGTTGTTCACTACGAATCAGATGATGTACAAGTGTACGAGGTACTAACTGAAGAAGATATTAGTGCTAAAGAAGGTACACAAATTGCAGATATACTTGCAGAAGAATTAGATGTGGTCGATTGGGACTTTGAAGCCAGTACAGAATATTAGTACTTGACCACATTGTTTTTTTATTGTATAATAGATAGATAATTATATACACAACACAGGATTAATATGGCGTTCAACAAAACATTCAATACAGAAGAAGTCGCAAGACTTAAAAAACTAATTCAAGAAGGAGACCAAGTCCTTTACGAAGTAGATTCCCTCCAGGTAGGATTACGAGAAACTGTTAAAGCAATAGCAGAAGAAATGGACATCAAACCTGCAATCCTTATGAAAGCAGTCAAGGTTGCTCATAAGGCATCATTTACCGACGAAACTGATAAGTTCGATGCACTAGAAACTATTCTAGCCGCAGTCGGTAAAGATCATTTATAAAACAGGACCAAAATAGATAAAATAGGTTGACATACAAAGTCAATCTGTTATACTGTACAGTATGAATCTGACTACAGAAAAAGTACATCTATTTGATATGCCTTGGACTGATGATGCAGACTATGAGCATTTTTATGAAGATAGATTACATGATTATATGTTGCCGTTTTTTAGTTTTGCAGATGCAACATTTAGTAAAGAAGTAGACTTTGCTAGTGATTACAAACCAGTTGCTAGTATATATGGAAAGTTTACTACAGAAGCAGACAAATATAAATTTATGTTAAAATATTCAGACAAGTTAAATGAGTTTAAAGTTAGAAGGAGTTGGTAATTGAGTTATGTTGATGCAGTCTTTGAACAGAACAAAGGCATAGTAAGAGTAGTTGAACGCACTAAAGAAGGCGAACGCAAAATCATTGATCACCCAATGCGATACTACTTCTATGTTGATGATCCTAAAGGCAAGCAACATAGTGTATATGGTGATCCAGTAAGTAAAATTACAGCAAACAACTGGAAAGACTTTAAACGTAATGTTGCAATACATCAAAACAAACGTACATACGAAAGCGACTTAAAGCCTGTAAACAGAGTATTAGCAGATCATTACTTAGGTGTTGATGCACCAGACTTACACAAATGCTTTTTTGATATTGAGGTAGACTTTGATCCGGAGAGAGGTTACAGTTCACCCGAAGATGCATTTATGCCTATTACTAGTATCAGTGTTTACTTAGATTGGATGGATAAGATTGTTTGTTTAGCAGTTCCACCTAAAACACTTAATTGGACACAGGCACAAAAGATAGCAGACAATGTTGGAGACACAATATTGTTTGGCAATGAGAAAGCAATGTTAGATGCTTTCCTTAGTCTTATTGATGATGCAGATATACTTAGTGGTTGGAATAGTGAAGGTTATGATATTCCTTATACTGTAAACAGGATTATCAAAGTGCTAGGCAAAAGCGAAACTAGACGTTTATGTTTATTAGATAAGAATGTTGTAGTTAGGAAGTACATTAACCATGGCAGAGAAACACAAACATATGACTTAGTAGGTCGTGTACATTTAGACTATATGCAACTCTATAGAAAGTATAACTATGAAGAGCGTCATAGTTACAGGCTAGACTATATTGGCGAAATGGAAGTAGGTGAAAAGAAAGTTGTTTATGATGGTAGTTTGGATAGACTATACAATCATGACTTTCAGTTGTTCTTAGAATATAACATACAAGACACAATGCTACTTAAAAAGTTAGATGACAAGTTACAGTTTATTAGTCTTGCTAGTGAGATTGCACATCAGAATACTGTATTACTTCCGGTAACAATGGGTGCGGTACAAACAATTGACTCTGCAATTATCAACGAAGCACATAGACGTGGCATGATTGTACCTGATAGAAATAGAACAAAGGATTCAGATAACTTATGGGGACATACAGTTGCAGGTGCCTATGTGGCATTTCCTAAGAAGGGTATGCATGAATGGGTGGGCAGTATGGACATAAACAGTCTATATCCTAGTGTTATTAGAGCACTGAATATGGCCCCTGAAACTATTGTTGGGCAACTAAGGCAAGAGTATACAGATAAAGAAGTTACAGAAAAAATGCAAATAGAGAAAAAATCTTTTGCAGACGCATGGGCAGGTAAGTTTGGTAGCAATGAGTATGAAATGGTGATGGCCAAAGATGTTGATAAGCCACTTATATTAGACTTAGAGGATAAAAGAGAAGTGCCTGTAAAAGGTGCTGATGTTTATAATATGCTGTTTAACAGTGAAGAGCCTTGGTGCATTAGTGCTAATGGTACAATATACCGTACAGACGTACAAGGTATTATTCCAGGACTATTAGAACGTTGGTATGCTGAAAGACAAGAACTACAAGCAAAAAAGAAAGAAGCAACTACACCCGAGGATATAGCATTTTGGGATAAGAGACAGTTGGTTAGAAAGATTTTACTTAACAGTACATATGGTGCTATTTGTAATCCAGGCAGTAGGTTCTTTGACCATAGAATAGGACAAAGCACAACACTAACTGGTAGAGCAATTACTAAACATATGGGAGCAGAAACAAACAAAATGCTCACAGGCAATTATGATCACACAGGAGATACTATTGTGTATGGTGATACTGACTCTGTGTATTTTAGTGCAGACAAGATTAGTAAAGAACAAAATGTTGAATTAGATATGGATAGTGCTATTGTATTGTATGATAATATATCAGATACTGTTAGTGATACATTTCCGTCATTTGCAAAGAAGGCCTTTAATGTTACTACTAGTCAAGGCCAAATACTTAAAGCAGGTAGAGAAGTTGTTGGTAGAGCAGGTATCTTTATTACAAAGAAAAGATATGCAATTAATGTATTAGACTTAGAAGGGTGGCAACCAGAAGGCGGCAAACTAAAAGTTATGGGACTAGACCTTAAGAGATCGGATACTCCAGAGTTTGTACAAGACTTCTTAAGTGATATATTAGGACAAACACTTAACGGTGATGGTGAAACAAGTGTACTTGAGAATGTAAGAGAATTTAAGAAAGAGTTCAAAGCAATGGACTCTTGGCGTAAAGGTATGCCCAAACGTGTAAACAACTTAACATATTATACAGAAGCATACAATAAAGCATTTAGTATGAATAAAAGTGCTACTTTGTATAAATTAGAAAAAGTTAAAGACGAAAAGAAAATAATGATTCCCGGTCATGTTAGAGCAAGTATTAATTGGAATAACATGTTAAAAGCAAATAGCGATGCATATAGTATGCCAATTACAGATGGTATGAAGGTTATTGTATGTAGACTAAAGAGTAATGCTATGGGATATACTAGTATTGCATATCCTACAGATGAAATGCATATACCAGATTGGTTTAAACAACTGCCCTTTGATGATGAAGCAATGGAAGAAGCAGTAGTTGATAAGAAAGTAGAAAACTTATTGAATGTACTTAAATGGGATTTGTCACAAACAGATACCAGTAATACATTCCATAGTTTATTTGAATTTGATGATTAACTTGGTCGTAAGGTATCAAACGGCCAGGATTTATAAACTATTTAGGTGTAAAGGCCTAAATAATAACTTTAATATAAGAGGTGACAACATATGATAAAAGATATATTTAAAGACGTACTAAGGCATACTCACGCCTTAGGCTTTATTGAACAGGTTAAAATAAGTGGAGACGCAGAGTCTACTACTATTGAGGCCATGGACGCAGATAAAACTGTAATCCTACAAGGTAAACTACACAATCCTGTGGCAGACTTTGTAGACCAAACAGTTG